ACCTCGATATAATATGTATATATATATACAGGGTATATAGGTTACATAGTTACAATAGGGTTAGAAATGGCATAGGTAAGCCGTTTTTTAAAAAAACCAATTTTGTCACCTACTCGAAAAGGTAACCGCCTTTTTAGTTACCAGTTAAAGAAACTAGATTTTTCTTTCTTATTTGCTAAAATCTACTTATCCATTTTTATTCCAAACTTATTAATAAATTATGAACGGCAAGAATTTGGAGTCCGTGTAACTTTCCAAATGGCCCTTGTAACGTAAAAAAACAGCCCTTGTAACTAACGAAAATCGGGGGAAAGATTACGTTAGATTACAGGGCTGTTTTGGCTTGTTTTTGGGGCTATTTTTCTCTTGAATAATCCCTTTCAAGATTATTATTTTTTACATGCTCCCTCTGAATTTTTTGATATTGCTTCACTTTCAGTCCTGCACGGCTTGCGTCATCGGTCTGTCCAGCCGCCTGTGCTGTTGTCTGTCTACGCTTGTATCTCCTAATCTGCCGCTCATACCCTCGCTGGGTCTGCTCTGCTTCATACTGCTTGTTATTCTCCTGCTCATTGTAATGTGCAAATGACCGGGTAGACGCGCCGGGAAAGTACGGGTAGAAGTCATGATGGCAGTTATACCCTTTAATTCCACCGCCCTCGCCGTATCCGCATACATCATAAAAATTAGGGTATCGGTCGTTCCCCTCGAGCTGGAATACCTGTCCCTGCCACACGGCATGCGAGGGTCGCGCGCCCATGTGGGAAGATGTTTCAACAAAGTTGCTATCAAGGTCGTTAGCCATCTGTATTTGAACGTCGCCGCCCATTTGTTCATATGATGTCGTCACCATATTCCTGACAGCCACATCAACGGTTTGGTGAACCATGCGGCCGCTAGCCGTCCGGTAAGTCACACCGCTGATACCTTTATCAGCTAATTCCCTTAGTGCCGTCTGTGCCGCTTCGGAGAACGACTTATCGCCCAGCGCGGTACCTACATATATCCGGTTTATCGTGTCTCTGAACGCCGTCTGTGACGACTCAAGGGCCGTTGTATGAACCAGATTCAGCCTTGTACTGCACCCATTCACACCTGATTGCAGAATTCTTTTGAAAACCCGCCCCGCATAGTTTGGTATCGGAACCTTTTTCATAAATCCATTCTGCACGGCATGACGGTAAATCCTTTCGTCCTTATGAAACACGCCCAGTCCATACTTTTTGAAATTATCTTCAATTAGGGGCGGCGCTTTCTTTAGAATTTTGCTCAACTTCTCGAGCGTGCTCTGTTGCATCATCCCAGACTCGGCAATAACCCGCGCGTGCCATTCGTCCACATCACTGCCCGGATTCTTTGCGACACGTTCCGCAATCTCGGCCAATAAATCATTTTGTAGGTTATCATACAGCGTGTATAATTCCTCGAACATATCCATGATTATTCATCCCCATTGCTCCCGCTGTTGTCGTCCGCGCCGCTTGCCGTCTTGAATAAAATGTCAGGATTCGCGGCCGGAGGAGCTGAGTTCTGTGCTTCCTCGTCCGCTTCATCAACCATTTCCTGCGCTTGTTCGTCCGACAAATTGTACACAATCTTCAAATATTGCTTCCGGCTGATTATGCCGCCTTGCACCTCAGATAATGCACGCTTGGCTTCGGAGTCGGTGTCCTCGACAATTGAATCATCAAAGTTCACGCTGATTTTATAGCCGTCCGGTAAGGGGCGGCCTAGAATTGTGAACACTGATTTCACTAAACCAATTAAAGCCCAGTTTAAAATCAGTTCATCCTTACGAATTCTCCGAAATAGCTGTGAATTCTGTGAAATGACGGCTGTTGCCGTCTGAACACCGCCCTCGGCCGCCGTCTGATAGTAGCCCTTACCGAATCCACACTGCTCAGACAACAGGTCAAGATACCGCTGTAGAGCCAGTTCGTGCTGTTGCGCTCGAATTTCCATGTTGATTTCTGTGATAGGCTTTGTGTTCTCGTCTGACATATGCATGGCGTAAAACTCTACATCATTTGAATCAAACGCCGGAGCGTATGCACCACCGCCGCCGGGAACGGGAACAATGCGGCTTGCATCATCACGAACAATTATGCGCTTTTTGCCCAGCTGAAATTCATTTCCGTATGAGTCAAATACAAGGTCAATGCTTTTCAGAATGTCGATAGCATTTGCATACACGCTAACGCCCATTGGGTTCGTTGTGTCGTAATTGTTTACCCCGGCAGGTTTGATATACTGAAACGCGGCCACTGGTGAGTTGGTTTCAATAACCTCAAGCATGCCATCCGGTAAGGGCAACTTCTCGCCGTGCTTATCCAGAAAAGCATTTGTGATAATATAGTTCCCCGATTCGTCCAGTGTATGCGTGTTGACATAAATCCCTTGACCGTAAGGTGTTACCACATGAGACGCAAAGGCCGACTCTTTGACCTCATCTTCATCCCACGATAATGGGAAGCAACAGTCCGCTGATATGCAGTCAATCTCCACCTTACCGCGGCTCAAGTACTCAACAAAAGCGCCACTGCCCAAAGCGGAGGAAAGCTCTACCAGCTGGTTCGCTCTCGGCCAGAAATGAGAACTATCGAACACTTGGTCGAGTATTGCCTGCCCGTTGTCTGATTCCATGTTGATACTGCACTTATCATTCAACAATAGGTCAGCCTTATCTTCACAAATTTTTTTAGCCATACCTAAACTTTTGCGCTCGCATTTCACCTGTTGAATACCGTTATACCGGGTGTAGAAATGAAAATTCTCCACCTTGCCGCG